TTTAGTATGGAGGACGCTCCTGCGAATAGTTTCTTTTTAGAATACTTATCAAGACCACCTACGGCTGAAATATTTTTTGAAGATGTATTAATGGCACTAGTATTTTACGGCATGCCAATACTTGCAGAGAATAACAAACCTAGATTATTATACTATTTAAGAAGAAGAGGTTATAGAGGTTTTTCTATGAATAGGCCAGATAAAACTTGGAATAAATTATCTGTAGCTGAAAAAGAAGTGGGTGGAATACCTAACTCTTCAGAAGATATAAAACAAGCTCATGCGGCAGCTATTGAAATGTATATTCAAGATCATGTTGGTATGAAGCAAGATGGAACATTTGGTGATTTGTATTTTAACGATTTGTTAAATGATTGGGGTAGATTTGATATAAACAAAAGAACAAAGTTTGATGCAACGATAAGTAGTGGTTTAGCTATAATGGCTAATAATAGGCATTTGTATGCTCCAAACGCTAAAGTTGAAAAACCAAAAATAAATATAAATATTTCTAAGTATAGTAATACTGGAACTAATTCACAAATAATAAAATAAATATGGCATATTCTGGTAAAAGTTATTTTCCAAGTCAAACTGTAAGTGATGCTGAAAAGCTTAGTTATGATTATGGTTTAAAAGTAGCTAAGGCTATAGAGACGGAATGGTTTAATGAAGATAGAAGTATTAATCGTTACATGTCTAACCATAAAGACTTTCATAATTTAAGGTTGTATGCAAGAGGCGAGCAGTCTATACAAAAATATAAGGATGAGTTATCTATAAACGGTGATTTGTCCTATTTAAATTTAGATTGGAAGCCTGTACCAATTATATCTAAATTTGTTGACATTGTTGTAAATGGTATTGCCGAAAGAACTTATGATATAAAAGCATTTTCGCAATCGCCTAATGGTATTCAAAAAAGAACAGATTATATGGAGCGTGTTCTAACGGACATGAGAATGAAAGATCATGACGCTCAAATACAACAAACTTTTGGGCTAGATATGAAAGAGAGTAACATGGAAGAGTTACCTCAATCAGAAGAAGAGTTAGGTATACATATGCAGTTAACATATAAACAAGCGGTTGAACTAGCTGAAGAACAAGCGTTACGTATTTTGTTTGAAGGTAATAATTATGAATTAACAAAGAAAAGATTTTATTACGATTTAACGGTTTTAGGTATTGGTGCTGTTAAGACTTCTTTTAATACATCTGAAGGTGTTACCATTGATTATGTTGATCCAGCTGATTTAGTTTACTCTTATACAGATTCACCTTATTTTGATGATATATATTATGTTGGTGAAGTTAAATCTATTCCAGTAAACGAACTAGCAAAACAATTTCCTCATTTATCAGAAGAAGATCTTGAAGATATAATGAAAAATAAAAATTATAACAGAAATAATTACAACACAAGATATTCAAAAAACAAAGAAGATAATAACACTATTCAAGTTTTATACTTTAACTATAAAACTTATATGAACGAAGTATATAAAATAAAAGAAACTGGTACTGGTGCTAGTAAAGTTATACCTAAAGATGATTCGTTTAACCCACCAGAAAATAAAGAAGGTGGTTATTCTAGATTATTAAGATCTATAGAAACTTTATATGATGGCGCTATTATATTAGGTACTGATAAATTACTTAAATGGGAGATGGCAAAAAACATGATGCGACCTAAAAGTGATTTTACTAAAGTAAAAATGAATTATTCTATTGTAGCGCCACGTATGTATGATGGTAAAATTGATTCGTTAGTAAAACGTATTACTGGTTTTGCCGATATGATACAGTTGACACATTTAAAACTTCAACAAGTAATGTCGCGTATGGTACCAGACGGTGTTTATTTAGACGCTGATGGATTAGCTGAAGTTGATTTAGGTAATGGTACAAATTATAATCCACAAGAAGCTTTAAATATGTTCTTTCAAACTGGTAGTGTTATAGGTAGATCATTTACTAGTGAAGGCGATATGAATCCTGGTAAAGTACCTATTCAAGAAATTACATCTGGTAGTGGTGGTAATAAAATGCAGGCTCTTATAGGTAATTATAATTATTACTTACAAATGATTAGAGATGTAACTGGGCTTAATGAAGCTAGAGATGGTAGTACTCCAGATAAAAACGCTTTAGTTGGCGTGCAAAAATTAGCAGCTGCAAATAGCAATACAGCAACAAGACATATATTGCAGGCTGGTTTATTTTTAACCGCAGAAACGGCAGAGCGTTTAACGTTAAGAATATCTGATATCTTAGAGTATTCACCAACAGCAGATGCTTTTATTCAAGCTATAGGTAGTCATAATGTAGCAACTTTAGAAGAAATGTCAGAGTTACATTTGTATGATTTTGGTATATTTATAGAGTTACAACCAGATGAAGAAGAAAAAGCTAGACTTGAAAACAATATACAAATGGCGTTACAACAACAAAGTATAGAGTTAGAAGACGCTATTGATCTTAGAGAAATACAAAATATTAAATTAGCAAATCAACTTCTCAAAATACGTAGACAAAAGAAACAAGAAAGAGATAGACAAATGCAGTTAGAAAATATACAAGCTCAAACGCAGTCTAATACTCAAGCTGCTCAAGCATCAGCGCAAATAGAAGTTCAAAAAAATCAAACAATAAACCAAGGTAAAGCCCAGTTGTTACAAGTAGAAGCTCAAATTAATGCACAAAAAATGCAACAAGAAGCTGATCTTAAAAAAGAATTAATGGCTTTAGAGTTTCAGTATAACATGCAATTAAAAGGAGCTGAAGTTCAAGGCATGAAAAATAGAGAGAAAGAAAAAGAGGATAGAAAAGACGAAAGAACAAAAATACAAGCTACACAACAATCTGAAATGATTGAACAAAGAAATAGTGGAAAACCACCTAAAAACTTTGAGTCCGCAGGTAATGATATACTAGGCGGAGGATTTGATTTAGGTGCGTTTGATCCTAGTTAGATTTTATTAATTATTATTATATTATATTATGGAAGAAAAAGATGAAAATGTAGTTGAAGAAACTACACAAGATAATGTTACAAAAGTTGAAATAAAAGACGAACAACAAGACGATAACGTTATAAAAGTAAACTTAGATAAACCACCAACACCAAAAGAAGAAAAAAATGAAACTAAAGAAGATAACGCTGACGACAGCGGAGTGGTTGCAGAGTCTGAAAATGCCGAGCCCACACAAAAACAAGAAGAAGTACAACCGGAAGCAGAAACACAAGAAACTCCAGTACTAGAAGAAATAACTGAAGACTCTATTGAGGAAGAGGTTACTGAAGTAGAGGAAAAAGTTGAAGAAGCTGTAGCAGAAGCTGAGGCTACTGGAAAACCATTACCGGAAAACATCCAAAAGCTAGTGGACTTTATGGAGGAAACTGGTGGAGATTTAAATGACTATGTAAAGTTAAATCAGGATTACAGTGGTTTAGATGATAAAAATTTATTGTATGAATATTATAGACAAACAAAGCCTCATTTAAACAATGAAGAAATTAACTTCCTTATGGAAGACTCGTTCTCTTACGACGAAGAAGAAGATGAAGAAAGAGATATACGAAGAAAAAAATTAGCGTTAAAAGAGCAAGTTGCCAACGCTAGAGCCCATCTGGACG